TACCGCGCCCTGCCCAATCACCGGCAACAATTCCGGCGCTTGCTGCGCCATCGGCAGGCTTGACGCCATGTAATTGCCCATTGCTGTGAGGAACTCGGTCGCGGCCTGCTTATCGGCGGTTTCGTCAACGGCAATCGTGCTGTCTGTCTCGATGTCAATGCGGAAACTCCGCATCCGATCATTACGCAAAAGCTGCACCGCCGGCATGAAATTCTGCTGAAACTCTGGCGCCTGTTCTGCCAGGCCAGACATCAGCGCAATCGTTTGCGGCTGGAAATGCTCCGCGATGATCTCTGCCGTCATGGCGATCAAGTCACGCGCAAACCGCGCCACCTCGGACTGTTGTTCCTGCAACCGCAGCGCCGCGAATTGCCCCTTGATCTGTTGCGCCGTGGCGGTTTCTGACGGCGCGGAATAGCCTCGCACAATGTCAGAAATGCCCGTGATCTCATAAATCTGCGCTTTCAAGACCTGCTCGCGGCCCGTCAATTCGCGGATGGTGGCGATAATGCCATCCAGCGGCACGAAATCCAGCACGCCTTGCAGCCCGCCCTTTTCAGAAAACGCGGCCCAGGTATTCACCGGGATCAACTGGTTATCGCTGGCCTCGGAAAACAGACGACCAACACTGGCGTCCTGCGATGCGTCATAAACACCGGCAACGCGGCAGGCTTCCGTCAGCATAGAAAGGCGCAGCGTCACGCTGTCCAAGTCGTCAGCCTGATCCTTATACATCATGTAGTCAGGGATCGGAATTAGGCTTTCTGTGGTGACGGTCGCAAACATCGGACGCGGGCACGGGAAGAAATCACGCAAGCGCAGCGGGTCATCACGCTCGTCAAGCAAGCCCTCATAGCCGCGCGCAAGCCAACACACCTTGCGCTCTGTCTTGCTCCAAATCTCAAACACGTCAGCACGGGCGGAAAGCCCATCACGAAAGCGCGCCTCGGCGGAATCATTGCCGTTCTTGTCGGCCCGCTCATTCAGCGGAACCGCGCTGCCAATCTTTTTGTCAAAACGCTCCACCAATTCGGCGCGCGTCATCTGCACCTTGCGGGCAACCCATGACACCTCGCGCCATGTCTTGGCCGGCGACATAAGGAAGTCTTCCCACGCCACATAGTCATGCGCGACTTCTTCAAACACCAGCGCTTCAACCGGCGCCTGGGCTTGCGTTTCCGCCTCATATTCGGCGGCGTCATCCGTCACGCTCACGCCATCGGCGGGCGTCGGCGGGTTCATCTGCTGAAAGTGCGGCACATAGCGCAGCCAGGCCGTGCCGCGCCCGACAATCAACCGATCATCGCGCGCTTGGCGGATTACCTCGTCAAACTGGTCCGAATCCGTGGCGAAGGTGGTAGCCCGCTCAAGCGTTTCAGCCGCCGCCTTGCCAATTGGGTCAGCATCGCGAAACCGCCGTTCTACCACGGGCTTCGCGCGCCGCGCATATAGCGCAGGCTTCAGCGTTTCGACGTTTGACCAGAAAATGTTGATTCGGCGCTGTGTTTTTTGCAACTCATTGCGGTCGTCGCGGTAGCGCTTCAAGCACTTCTTGGCAGTCTCATGCCAATCGCGGCACCACTTTTCAGCCTGATCAATCTCGACCAGCCAGCGGTGATACTTGCCCTCTGGCGTCTTGTATTCGAGATCGTCCGGCTCCTGCGACATTACGCTAAAACCTCAATCAAAAGCGCGGCAAGTGCCGCCGCCAGCGAAGGCCAAGCGATGTCACGCCCAGCGCGCGGCTTCCATTGCCAAGGCCAGATGCGGTTGCTTCCAAAGTGTTCCTCAGATTGGCGCCGCTCGCGCCCAACATAGAACCCAATGGCAAAACCAGCGCCGATAAGCGCAGGCAATCCAAACAGCGCGCACGGAATACCAATAGCCGCAGTCAGCGCAGCACCAATCAAGGCATGGCTTAGGCCAGGCGGTATTTTGCGGGTCACGCCAGACCCCCAAGACTATCATCTCCGTTGCCGCCTATCGGCCTGTTGTTGCCGGAAGGCTGTTCCCCCATAATCCACGCATGCTGATGCCACGGCAGCGGCAGCGTGATCGGCTCTGCCTTCTTCTGCGCCACTTGCTGCATCACCTTATCTTCATAGGCTTTGCGCTGCCCGGCCATTGCGCGATGAACCCACGACAAAACCTGTTCTTCCGTCAATTCCAAATACGGCGTGAACTCTGTTTTCGGGTTATAAACAAATTCTTGAAAGCCCGTCACGCTTGCCGTGATGTTCTGGTCGCGCCCCGTTACCTGCCATTCAGCGCGCACCACAATCGCGCCATTGGGGCGCTGCTGGTCCACTTCGGAATTGCTCAGCGTGGCAAATAGGTTTGCGATTTTCCATTCGATCATTGGTCTATCTCCACTAGAACGGGTTTAAGCTACTAACAGAAGCGTTACCATTTATTGTTATACCCAATCCATTGCCGCTGCCATCAACGAAAGTCGCGGCATTACAAGTCAATAGGCTGGTTCCAGACACGGGCGATAGCGGGCTAGTTGGTGGTGTAAATGGCGCGGTGTAGATAGCTGTTCCTTTTACCAAACGGAACTGCGAAATATATCCGGTGAAAAACTGATTGCTCGCTGCTAAATTTTCACCAATCCTAAGCGCTTTGCCTGACGTATTCACGCTGCCTGAAATTGTGCCCGTGCCAACTGATACGCCGCCGCGATATACGGTTACATTGCTGCCTTGCTTTACAACCGCAATGTGCGCCCAAATATTTAATGTCCTGGCGAATGAAATATTCACTTGATTGCTGGCGCCGTTATTGGACATTTCCAGCGTCCAATTATTGGACGATGTATGATACAACATCATCGTGAACGCGCCATACCCAAATACCGAATCCGCACTATTCGTGTTGGCGGTTGGGTAAGCAAAAAATTCCAAAGTAAAATCGCCGCTACCCACGTCCAGCAGAGAATTTGCGGAAAGCGACAGGAAATCACCCGTTCCATCAAAAAGACCAGAGAAAAAGCCGCCGCCAACCGCATCCGCCGCCCGCAACCGCGTATTTAGGCGCTGTGACAATTTAACGGCCCTGGCCTGACGTGACATAAAGCGTGGTGCTGCCAGTTCCACAAATGGCTGCGATCTGCGCTTGTCCGGGCGGTTTACTCAATAATTTGGCCTGACCGCCACCAACCGGATATCCCGCCGTTGTTGCGGTAGCCCCAAAAACAATAAAGCATGGGGAAGATCCAGTATTCTGCACCTCAATGACAGACGCCGCCGTTCCAGCCGTCGCAAAACTTGCGTTGCTGCTAGAGGTTGTTACGGAAAGCGTTAAGGTCTCGCCGGGCGAGAATGGGGCATTCAACATGGCGGATTTCCTTACCAGCGCGCGGCTTGCGGCGCGGTTTTCCAAAGATCGTTAAAGGTGGCGGTATTCGTGCCGCCGATCGACACGATATTGCCCGGCTTTTGCACCGGCTTCTGCCGCACCCATGGGCGGCTCATGCAAGCGTAGCGGGCCTCGTCCGGCGCGTGGTCTTCGCCGTCACTGTCCACATCTTCCGGCCTGTCCGGATCATGCTGCAACGCCGGCAACGTGCGGATTAGGTCGCGGCATGTGCTGAAAATCAGCAAGCCCGGCCCGGTTTCGTCACCGCGCAACCTGGCCCGCACTTGATCCCACCCGCCAAGCGCACCTTGACGCGACACGCGGGCATTATCCGCCGGGCGAAAGAAAACCTTGGCCGACCGCGCCATGCGCTCGCCGATGCTTGGCCCGCCGTCGCTGCTGAAGATGGCCGGATCAGCCACGCCATGCAGGCCGTTCTCAGGCTTAGGGTCGCCCGCCTCACGTTGCGCGATGCCCTGCGCCACTTCCTCGGCAGTCATTCGCAAGCCTTCATTCGGCTTGCCGGTGCTGCCATACCATTCCCGGTATCGCACCAGCGCACCACGCGGGATGTCCTGCAGCTCGCCGTCAGACACGGCCCACCAGCCCACCGAGAAGGGCCTAGCGCTGCCCCAGTCCAAAGACCGGAACCGGAACCAATGTTCAGGCAGTTCTCTCGGCGCGATGACGTGCCGGCCCATGTCAAACTCGGGGAAGAAGGCCCCGGCGATAACTGACCAATCGCCTTCTAGCCAAGCCCGCACCAATTCCGGCGAACCCGATTGCATGATGCTGGCCACGTATTCAGCGCCAACGTGCTTGTTATCGGAAACGCGGGAAGGGATATAAACTCGATCCCGCGTCAAATCATTCCCGGTAAAGGGGCATTTGAAGGTTTCAACAATAACTTTCCAGCCCATCGGAGCCGGGTCTATGTAGCGCGCCTTAATCCACTGATGGCCCGGCCCTCCGGGATTGCCCGTCAGGCGCATTCGGCAGGGAACGCCCGCACCGCTTCGCAGCGTGGCAAACAACTTCAGGATCGGCGCCGGGCTCGGGAAATTGCCCGCCTCCTCGACATAAACCCGCGTGTAACTGTGGCCCTGATAGCTTTCGGCGTCCGCGTCGCGTTCAAGATACGCAAAATTCAATCGCCCGCCGCCAGGCATGATGATACGCATGGGAACGGCGGTGAATTGCGCCCCGATCATAGTAAACAAGGCCTTGGCGCGCTCAAAAGTCTCCAACAATTCCGTCCGAGTGCGGCGGACTATCAGGCCTATCGCCTGCTTGCCGTATCGGTCAGCATGAACGGCCCATTCGCCCAACATGCCGTCAGTCTTGCCGCCGCCGCGCGCGCCACCAAAGAAAACCTCATACACCGGACAAGCTAAAAGCGCCGTTTGCGGTCCCCTTTGGGGCTTCCAAACTACGCTTGGGGCTGGTGCTGTTTCGCCCATGCTTCGGCGTCCTCTGCCTCTGCCGGCGCCATGATGACATAGCCTAGCCGCTCGCCATTCGTGGTCACGTCCGTCCTGCTCTCAGGCGGCGCGATCCGGTCCAGCAAGTCTTTGGCCGCCGCGTGCCCTTGCGGGTGCGCCGTGTCCAGCGCCCGGGTAAATTGCGCGGCGAGGATCTCTCCCTTGCGCGCGGCGATATGCGCTTTGATCTCGGCTGCGACTTCTTTGCCGGCGGACTTGGCCTCGCCGGTCGGCTGGTTATCGGCAGTGAACGGCGGCGCGCTTGGCCCGGCGCCTGGCCCGTAGCCCGGCCCCTTGCCGGGGCCATTGCCGACGCGCGTGGTCTTTGTCCGCATTGTGCCTCGGCCATGAAAAAGCCCGGCAGCCTTGTGGGCTCCGGGCGCAGAAATACAGAATACGGTCCCCCTACAAATAAATCAGGGGGCTGTCAAGCGTTGTTTATCCATCATCCCCAGCAGCGCCACCACCGGGCCAGGGACCGCTCGCGTCCCGTCGCACCATCGCCGCACGGTGCGGGCGTCCACCATGGCTTGGCGCGCGAAGCCGGCCTGGGAATAGCCCAGGTCGGCCAATGCGGCGCGGAATTGGTCACATGTCATTGGATGCCCACTCAGGTTCCCAGCCTTTCGGCGCTGCCCAAATGTGCCCGGCAGGCGTCACTCGATAGCACTCGCGAGTGCCCCAGTCTTCCACAATCACGCTTGCCTTGTTTTCGCGGGCAATGTTGCGAGCGGTGTTAATTGTGGCGTTAGATGCGGCCTGCGATTGCACGCCTTCTGTGATCGTGTAGCCGGTTTTAAGGCTGTAAATGGTGCTGTTCATGGCTTGGTCTATATTCCGTTTCAGCCGGGCTTGATTGCCCTTGCTGATAACGGGAACATAGGACCATTGGCCCGCACTGTCAACAGGAAAAATGCGCGGCGCGTGAATTATTTTCACATCCCCCATTCATCCGCCACGCGCTGCATTGCGCCCTTGAATTGACGCACGGTCAAATCCGGCGGCCAGATATTCCAGCCGATGACCGTCCGCACGGCTCCCACAAGCGGCGCCGGCCCTATCACCCGGTCTGCGCCCCGTAAATCCGCCAATGCCGCCACCTGGGCCGCCGTTGGGCCGTAGGACGCCGCGCCATGCCCGCGCGTGTCCACTTTGGCGCCGGACGCCACCTCAAGCCGGGTCAGATAACGATCTGCCGCCTCGTGCTGTTCGTCTGTCAGGTGCCCGGCGGTCCAAAGCTGGTGATAGATCACCTTGGCGCCTGCCGCCCTCACAGAAGGCCGTCCAGGGTTTTCAGGGTCCGCCCGGTAAGCAAGCCAGGCCGTGCCATTGGCTAGGCGCTGGGCAGGGCCGAAATCCAGGGTTATGGGCTTCTCAGGGCGCCCGCGCGCGCGTGGTTTCGGCTTCGTCATGGCGATAGCTCCATTCATGTCTAGCTTCCTTTCAGCCGCGCCGCAAGGGCTTTAAACCGCGCTACAAGCCCTTCCAAGTATTCCCGGCTAGGCTGGTCTAGGCTTGCAGCACCCAAACCTTCCTGCGCGGCTCTGGCGCGGCGCAAACAGTACTCGGCAAGCGCATCGTCAGCATGGGCGCGCGCCACTTGGGCAGGGGTTAGGTCCATCAGCGCCACCGATTGCCGTGCTGGGGTGCCCGGCGCGGGATCAGCCGGTCTGCAATGGCGCTCGTCAGGCCGGCAGGCGGGTGCGGGTAGTCGCCGTTCATCCCGGCTGCGACCCATGCGGCATGTTCCGCGTCCCATGCGTCGAAGGCCGCCTTGATGCTGGCCGGGGTCGGGTAATTGCGGGCGGGGTCTGGCGCTACTTCGCAGAGGGCGGTGGGGGCGGTGGGGGCGGTGGGGGCGGTGCGAGGAGGGACTTTTTCAAACCTCCCCACCTGCGCATATGCGCGCGCGCCCGTATTTGTAAAAGGTTGGGAAAACTCCCCATCGCACCGCCCCCTCCGCCCCCCTTTGGGGTCAAACAGGTCAAGCTGTGCCTTAGAAATCATCTTCAAGCTCCTTCAGTTTGATACCGCCTACCCAATCCTGCCCCCGAACGCGGCGACGGAATAAGCCTTTGCGGCGATTGATGTTTTCGGCAAATTCTTGGTTACTTGGGGCGTGTTCCCCGTTCGCTTTGGTCCAATTCCGGAAGTCAGCGTAAAGGGCGCCAGGCCGCGCGCTGAAAGCTGCGTCAAGGGTGCATCGCTCGCTAATCCACCTGCCAAAAGCGTCTTGAAGGTCAAAATACTCGGCTGTTTTTGCCGCAATGGCAGGCGCGGTGCCGAGGCGCTGCTGCTGCCAGGCAAGGCAACCCTCGATCATCCATTGCAGGATTGCCGGATATTCTGCCTCTAGCCGGGTCTTTAGGGTGTGGTCAGGCTCTGCCGGCTCATTGTCGAACGGGACAATCCTCAGCCGGCGCTCCATGGCCTTGCTGCGGCCCTTGAGGCGCGGCGCGTGATTGCCGACAAACATCAGCTTGTATTGCGGCCAGTATTCAAACGGGCGCCCGAACGGCTGGCGCGCGGAAACTGGCGCCTCGTTGCCGGTCAATTCCTTGATCTGGCTTTCTGCCCAGGCGTGGCCTGCCTCTGTCTCTGACGCGGTGACAAGCCGGCTTCCGGCCATGCGGGCGCGGTAATACTCCACGTTCATGCGGCTATCTGCGGTGAAGGCTCCCATGGGCGCCGCTACGGCATAACCGCCTAGGATGGTGGTGACTGTGGTCACAAACACGCCCTTGCCGTTGCCGCCGCTGCCATACAGGAAGGCAAGCATTTCCTCTGTGACGTCGCCGGTCAGGAAATACCCGCAAAGGCGCTGAAGAAAGGCAATTGTCTCGGGGTCATTGGCTGTCGCTTCAATTAGGAAGCTGCGCCATAGAACCGGATCGGATGAAGGCGTGGCAGGGGCTATGAGCGTGTTTCGGCTGATGTATTCGCCGGGCTTGGCGTCGCGCATCTTGCCGGTTTTCAGGTCCACCACGCCACCGGGCACGCCAAGAAGCCAAGGGTCAGCATCCCACACCCCTTGATGCACTGCGATGCGCGTGTCTGACTGTGCAAACGCTAGGACGTTGCGCGTAAAGGCCAGCTTGCCCATGGCCTTGCGCTCGCCCTCGGATATGCCAGGCGTTGCTTGTAGGTCGCGCAAGAATTGCCGGGCGCGGTCATTGGCCTCGCCTATCCCGTCAACCGTCCACTTGCCCTTGCTGAAAATGAACCATTGGCCTGCGGTATGGTCCCAAACCATCTTGCCTTCCTGCTTTGCCGCAAAGGCAAGGGCGGCTTGTTCTTCCGAAAAAGACATGATGCCGGCTTCTGACCGGGCGGACTTCGCCACGGCGCGCTGCTGGCGTGCCGATCCCGTTAGGGCGCGGTTCCAGTCATCGGGATCATAGTCTGACACGTCTGATGTCCGGTTCGACTGCATCAAGAACGCGGCGGGCGGCTTCATTCTCGGACATCTCCCAAGTGTAGCTTGCAAGGCTGATGATGCTGCGCCCTTTCGCGCCGTCTGTTTTCCAGTCGCATGACACGGTGCAGAACCAGACGGCAGGCGCTTTGCGGTGGCGTTGTAGCAAAAGGCAAGGCCAATCGGCGCGGTCTGCGCGCGTGTCTAGGCTCTCGCTGATGATGGCGTATTCATACCAAAGCGGCGTTCCAATCCGCGGCGCTTGAAATATCGCGCGCTTGTATCCCATGGCGGCCAATGCCATAGCCAAACTGTCGCGTGACATGCGCGCGTATTCATTGGCGATCTCTGCCGCCGATGGCGCGGGAAGCGGATCATAGATTGACCGGCGCTTCATGGTTTTCCTTGCTTGTGTGTCTCAAAATGCGCCTCACGTTCGGCGTCCTCCACCGGGTCAGGCACGCGCTCGGCAAGGTTGCGGGCGAAGCGCTGGTAAAAAGCAAGGCGCTCTTCTAGGGTGGATGGCACGGGTTCAGACATAAAAATACCCCTTGACGAATAGGGCCAATGGGCCTAAGTTATGCGTATGTTCAAGCCCGCAACCCGCCCCGCCCTTCCCGCCGATGCAATCGGCTTCATCAGCCGCCGCGACGACCGACCCGAACGCCTGGCGCTGTTCAAGGCAGACGGCAGCCTGTCCAATACGTTCCGCATTGACGAAACGATTGACACGCTGCGCCCCGCCCTGACGGCGGCTGGCATGACGGTTGACGCGCAAGGCATTGTCCGCCGTGTCGCCTGAACAATTCCGGGAAGCGATTGCCGCGCTGGGCTTGTCGCAACGCGCGGCGGCAACGGCGCTTGAGGTGGATGAACGCACGGTGCGGAAATGGGCGCTTGGTGAGCGCGCCATTCCAGGCCCGGCTAGGGTGGCGCTACGCTGCATGGCGGCGCTCCGATACGGCAATGCGCTGGCCAATCCACCGCATAACCGGCACGGCCATTGAATTGCCTAGCGCCTTGTAGCGCGGGCCATCTGCGGCACGCTTTCTGCCATTGGGAATCATCGTGTAATCATCAGGAAAGCCTTGAAGGCGCTCGCACTCGCGCGGGGTCAGGCGGCGGACGGCGGAGGTATGAGGGCAGATGCTACCGCCTTGCTGGTGTGCAAAGGCAATCTTTATGAACGTCTCGCTTTCAAAATCGCACTTAAAGCCTGCCCCCGGCTGCGCCAGCAGCGCGGGCGTCACGTCAATAGGCCCGCTTGTGCGGTTGCCACCAAAACAAACCGGAATAAAGGCGCCGTTATTGTCTAGGTCGGTTGTGCGAAAGCCGCCGCTTTGAGAGCTTCCACCAAGGGTTCCGGCAACACTTTCCCCCGCTTCTCTGCTCGGCGCAAAATTCCCTGACAGGCTTTGGCGCTCAAAAAGAACCGCTGCGCTACGTCGCCAGTCTCCAAGGTATCCGACAACGAACACACGGCGGCGTCGTTGGGCCACTCCAAAGAATTGAGCGTCAAGGATTCGGTAGGCGATGCCATACCCGAGTTGGACCATGCCCCCGATAATGGAACCAAAGTCCCGTCCGCCATTGCTTGACAAGACGCCGGGGACGTTCTCCCAAACCAACCAGCGGGGCCGTGTTCGGCAAGCAAGGCGCAGAAATTCAAGGGCCAGGTTTCCACGGTCATCATCCAACCCGCCTCTAAGTCCTGCGACCGAGAAAGATTGGCAGGGTGTTCCTCCAACAAGAAGCTGGATTGGTTCATATTGGTGACCCTTGATCGTGGTAAAATCGCCATGAAGCGGAACGTGCGGATAATGATGCGTCAGCACGGCGCGCGGGAAAGGATCAATCTCTGAGAAGAAAGACGGCTGCCATCCAAGCGCGCCCCACGCGACGGAAGCAGCCTCTATGCCGGAACATACTGACCCGTAACGGAACGGCGCGGCAGTTTTATATAGCGCGCTCACAACGCCTTCCCATGCTTACTGCCCCAAAGCGCGATAAGCGCAGCCTCGGCGCGGCCATCGTCTTTCTTGCGCGCGAATTGCTTTGCCGCACCCGGCCAAAGTTGCGCGGCGCGGGCGCGGGCATGATCCTTGTCGGCAGTCAAGCCAAGGTCGCGCTTCCACTTGGAAGGCGTGGCGAGCGAATAGGGAATTGCCATCGCGCCGCAAACGCCAAGAATAACGCCGAAGTCGCGCCCAAAATTGAACATGCCGGATACGCCCGCGCCGGGCCTTGCCGCCACGCGCTCTATGAATGCGTGGTTGACATCATCCCATTCGCCAAGCGCCGTCGCCAGCATCTGCGGGCTAAGGCCGGCGCCTTTGATGTGCGGCAAGTCGAACAAGTCAATGAGATAGCCATTGTCTGACATAATGGCGACGGCGCCGGTCGCGCCGGGGTCTATGCCGATGATCATTTCTCATTCCCCACATGCTGATAGCTGTCACCCTTGCGGATGCTGTAAATCACCTTCGGCGTGACGCCGTAGTGCTTCGCCAGCACCGGCCCCGGAATTGGATTGACGCGAATTTCCCGCACGTCATCATCGGACAGCTTGCGGGCGCGATTGGGCAAGTCCGTCATTTCTTCACCCCATCACAAACAATGTCTTTAATCATCAGCGCCGGATGCAGCCGCGCCCGCACGTATGCTTGCGCCGTGATGCAACTGCGATGCGCCTGATAGCCCGGCTCGCATTGCGTGCCGTCAGCGGCGCAGATTAGGAAAGTGAGGACCATCAAGCTCATGATGCCACCGCCGCCATATCTGCCACGTCGAAAAGCGATGGCATAGAAGCTTCGCGCTCTGCTTCCCTTAAATGTCTAAGGCTGTCGGTCCAATACTCATGATTGAGTTCCACGCCCGCGCCTTTCCTGCCCAGCTTCAAGGCGCAATATGATACTGTGCCGATGCCGTGAAAGGGATCATAAACCAACTCGCCGGGATTGGTATAACGATTGATTAGCCTATCCACGATGTCAAATTGCAATGGGCAAACATGCTGTTGTAGATTGCGCTGCGCTTGGGCACCATTCAAAGTGCGAAACCTCATAACATCATCCCAAACGGTAGGATCGTGAGAGCCAGGCGCAACCGCCATAAAGGTCGCCGGCAATACGCCGCGCCTGTCCATATCTTCTGCCACCTCGACATGCGCGCCGTGATCATAGATGCGCTCGCGTGTCATCATTGTAAATTGCTTTGCCAAAACATCGGGGCCAAAGCCAAGCAATTCTTCCGCATTCAAAAAGCGGTTCCCGCTGCTGCGCCAGAATGCGTGAGCGTCCACCTGCCAGCGCCCGCGCGTATATTGCGCCTTGTCTTTGACCACCGGCACGTCAGCATAAGCGGTGCTGGTATCACTTGGAAGCTTGCGAAAAAGCAACACATACTCAGGGCACCCGACTCCCATCTTGCTGCCGTCTTTGCATTGTTCCGTCCAACCTAGGCGATAGGTTTGATTGTTTTCACGCACAACGTCCGTAACCACCGTGATCATGCCCATATAGATAAAGCCATGGCGCCGGTAATGCTGAATGCAATCCACATGGAACGGCTCAACAGATGGCATTCCAAGGCCCGTCACATTGCCATACCTGATCCGATCCTTGACGTGAATGCAGGCCAAGCGCCCCGGTCTCAGAATGCGGAGAAGATTGGGCGTTAAAAACTCCATCTGCTGAAAGAACCGGCCATTATCGGAATTGTGGCCAAAATCTTCATAGCTTTCGGAATACTCATAATGATTACCGAAAGGAATGCTGGTCACGATTAGGTCAACGCTATCGCTAGCCATCCTGTCAGCTTCAAGCACGGTGTCGTTATGAACGGCGGTCCAGCCTTCGCCGCGCGCTTCCTTGCGCTCAACGCCGATGGTGCGGGCGAGTTCGGCTTCCACCCCTGCCGTCGCAAGGCCATGCTCGCGGATGAGGTCAGACATGCGCTCAGTCAATTCACGATGTTCGCCCCACTTCCGCTCCAGGCTTTCACGCACTGGCCTTTCAGTTTCGGCAAAAATGATGTCAATCTCGCACGGGTGCGATTGCAGAAAACGGTGAATGCGATGAATAGCTTGCACGAAGTCGTTAAACTTGTGATCAATCCCGACAAAAATTGCGCGATGGCAAAAGCGTTGGAAATTGCCGCCTGATCCGCTGATTTCCTTTTTCGTTGCCAGAAGGCGAAGCTTGCCCTCTTTGAAATCTATAATGGTGCGGGCGCGATCTTCATCATCTTGAGAACCATAGACGGCCCGCGCTTCCGGCAATGCCGCGCAAATGGCATAGCGTTCGGCTTCCAAGTCATGCCACAAGATGAAATGCTCTTCTGGCGATGCGTTCACAATCTCGCACATCTTTTCAATGCGCCGGTCGAGTGTGTTTCGCTTTTCCTCTGCCGCACGCGCCAGCCCGACTGCGCCATCGGTGATCAATACGCCTTGCCCGTCGCGCTCCACCTTTCCTTGCAGGCTGTCCACCGGCACTTCATGCCAGCGCACCACCAATTCAGGTAGAGAATATCCTTCGTCAGAATAGCCCAAGTCAGAAGGCTTTTGAACAAACGCCGCCCATGAATGAAGCCAAAGGAAAAACTCCTTTTCCATGTGCGGGTAAAGCGTGAGATTGTTCGCCTGTTCACTGTCACGCTGGAAGAAGCGCGTCAGGGCTTGGCCCGTATCGGCAATGCCGAGAAAGCCATCGTAGTGAATAAGCTCCTTGTATTGATTGGGCGAAGGCGTAGCCGTGGCAACAAAGCGATATGGCACAATCTGAAACAGGTCAATAAAAACCTGATAGGTTTTCGATCCGTAGGAGCGTAGCACGCTCGCTTCATCCAGGCTGGCAACCTTAAAAAGCGAAAGGTCAATCTTGCCTTCGCGCACGCTTTCATAGTTTGTCAGATAAATGCCAGCGCCACCGATTTCCTCAGTGCTGCGAATGAATTTGACCTTAATGCCAAGCATGGCAGCATCAGCCATAAACTCATGCCGCACGTCCAGAGGCATGATAATAAGGCCACGGCCCCCGACTTCTTCCAGCATCAACCGTTCGATTTCTAGCTGCATGATAGATTTACCAAGGCCGAAGCTGGCGAAAATTGCGGCGCGGCCCTTCCGGCAAGCCCATTGAATGAGGTCCGCCTGATGCTCTTTGGCAAGCGGCGTTATCGCATTGCGTGGCACTGAAAAGCCATGCTCCGCACCAAAGCGAAACTTGCTTTGCAGGAAATTCAGGTAAGCGCCGGAATCCAAAAGACCGGCCTTGTTCATGTGGTTCATTTCTTCTCTCCGTTGGTTGTGTTTTGTTTGTTCATCACCCGCGCGCCCAAACCATGCCGCGATTTTTCAACCAGGTCGCAGGCGGCGGATGCGTCGGGCGCTGCGCTGGCGCGGCGTAGCACTCGGCATAATGCGCGGCGCAATATGGCGAGGCGCAGCCGTTCAAATTCGCGCGCACTGGTTCATCGCAGAAGCGCGGCACTTCGGGCCGTTCATCGCCCCATAGCGGGTATTTGCATTCCGTCCCTGAAAAGACCCGAGGCGGCGGCGTTTCGGCAACCGCCTCGGGCAAGTTTTCAACCGGGAGGGAGGAAACCCGGCGCTCAACGGCGGAGGAAGTAACGCCGGAGATGGTAGCGGCACGTGACCGCGATGGGGAAACCGCCCGCGCTTCGAAGACGGGAAGTTCTTGCGGATTGCGGGCGGCAGGCCGGGACACCACGCCCCGGCTTTTCGGTGACGCGATATTGGCTGGCGGTTCACGCGCTGGTAATTGCATGCGCCGCGCCTTACCTATGACCGCGTTTTTGCTGATACCCATGCGGCGCCCAATTTCCGCCGTGGATGCGCCCGTCGCCCATTCAGCGCGTAGCGTGGCTACATCGCCTTCATTCCAATCGCGGTTCTCAAAAGCGCGCCGCCCCGTGCCGCGCTCGAATTTCATCGGCGCAAGATATCTCATTGGCGCCCCCTGATGCGACCACCTAGAACCTCTGCCCAATCGGCAGCGCGCTGGCACCAATCGGCCATAATTTCAAACGCATCACTGACGCGCCACATAATCCAGCATATTCCATGCCGCAAGCGTTTTATCATTTACTTGGCCTCCATTCCAACGCCTCGGCCAGCGCCAAACGTTCCACACGGCGGCGCAGCATGGCGCGCAGCCGGGCGTGATGCTTATACGGGACGCCTTGATAGCGCCAATTGCAAACGGCATTCGGGCGACAGCCTAGCGCTTCCGCCAGTTTTCGCGTGCCACCCGCCTGCTCTATGAGGTCTGAGACTGTCATGGTCGGAACCCTAACCGCATGGCGCGGGGCTTGTCAATCATAAAAAAAAGCACCGGGCATTTATTTTATGATTGACAGCCGCACCGGCAAGGCATAGGGTTAGCACATCGCAACCCGAACAGAGGCACCAAGCCATGTTAAACCTTCTCCCCACACAACCGCCCGAGGCGCCAGCCAAACACGAAGCGCTGGTTAGCCTGGCGGGTTATCGCGCTCGTCTGGAAAAATGCCCCGATGACAAAAACGGCAACTGGCACGACGCCGCTACCACGGCTTGGACTGCCATGTTGCAGATTGAGCGCATGGTATCGCAGCTTCTGGACATTGCCGCCAGTGCGCCAAGCCAAGACGCATCCGAAGCGATTGACCACGCGATTAACGTGCTGGTGGAGACCGCCGCCACCGTCACGGTTGAAGCCGAGCGCCGCGCGGAAGATGACAGCCTGAACGGCGGATTTTATCGCGCGATTGATAATTGGAACATGCGCCGGGGTGTCGCGCAATGACCAAGGAAGAAATCGCCGCCGTGTTGGCGGATCATGCGCGCTGGTTGCGCGGTGAAGGCGGAAACCGCGCCAGCCTTGACGGCGCCAGCCTTGACCGCGCCAACCTTGTCGGCGCCAGCCTTGTCGGCGCCAGCCTTGTCGGCGCCAAAATCAACAATGACAAAACTGCTATTGGTATTCTGCGCCGCGCCACCCGGTCAGATGGCTGGGAATTTTTCTTGTGGCATTGCAAGGAAGGCTTTTACATCAAAGCCGGTTGCCGGTTTTTCACGCTGGAAGAAGGCCGCAGGCACTGGAAGGCCACGCGCGCCGGGACGCCGCTAGGCTATGAAACGCAAGACATTCTGGCGATGTTCGCTAAAGCCATAAAGCGTTGGAGGGACGCGCCATGAAGCCTGAAATTGTCCTTTGGTGGATCGTGATAGGTCCGCTTTGCGCGCTGCTGATCCTGACGATTGCGATTGGCGCCGGCCCGGTCAACGCGGCGATTGAGGCGGTATTCCAGGGCATCGCTTGGATTGTTGCGGTTTGGCTTGTGCTGCTGGGGGTGGCGTGATGAACGCCTTTCAGATTGCCACTGTTGCCGGACTTCACGCGCGATGCGTGTTGAATGCCCGCGACCTTGAGGCATCGGCGGATCGCCATGACCGCGCCGATCCTGACCGCGCCGCGCAATCCCGCGATGATGCCGCGCAATGCCGGGCGGAAGCGTCCGCTTTGGCCGCGTTGCTGCAAGCGGCGGGCGCGAAAGTGCTGATCCCCGAACCGGGTCAGCTTTCGTTGTTTGGAGATGGACAATGACCGCCGAACAAATCGCAGCCACCTTGCGGGGAGCCGTGCGCGCCGTGCAAGTTCCCGCCACCATGGAGGATTACGACGCGCATCCGATGCGCTTGGCGCTGATTAACGCCAAGTGCGCCGCCAGCAAAGCAGCGCAGGCTAATAGCTTTGACGCCAGCTTTACGGGCGCGCTGGATGCGATTGTCGCGCTGGAAGACGCCGAGACAGAAGCCAAGCGCGCGGTCACATACTGGACGCGCGTTCAAGCGGAATTGACGCGCGGCGCGGCACAAACCCGTGAGGCATTGCGCGCTGGCCTGGCAGCCTGCGGCGACCCCGGCGCGGCCATTGCAGAAAGCAAACACCACCGCGCCACGTTGCGCGGCAACGGCGCCAAATCAGCGGAAATCACCGATGAAAAGGCGCTGCCCGATGATTGCTGGCGCACGAAGCGCGAACCGGACAAGGCTTATATCAAGTCGCGCTTGGTACGTGGCGATGACATCTCCGGCGCCGTGTTGGTGACTGCGCCACCATCTCTTGTGATAACATCAAAGGAAAAATGAAATGACCGATCTAGTCCCCTTTGCCGAAATGTCGAAGATGGCAGCGGTTGCCGCCAATTCGCGCATGTTCGGCTTCAAGACGCAAGACGAAGCGCTGGCAATCATGCTGCTTTGCCAGGGCGAAGGCTTGCACCCCGCCGTGGCGTTGCGTGATTACCATGTGATCAGCGGGCGTCCGTCTATGAAATCAGACGCTATGCTGGCGCGGTTTCAGCAAGCCGGCGGGTCCGTCAAGTGGTCGCGCTACGATGAAGCCGGCGTTTCTGGCGTGTTTTCGCACCCGGCAGGCGGCAGCGTCGAAATTACTTGGACTATTGAACAAGCCAAGGCCGCGAACCTATCTGGCAAGGATGTGTGGAAGGCTTACCCTCGCGCCATGCTTCGCGCCAGGTGCATTTCCGAAGGCATCCGCACCGTATTCCCGGCTTGCATTGTCGGCACCTACACGCCGGAAGAGATTGACGCCATGCCGCCCGAGCCGCGCCATGTGGAAAACCTCGCCGCCGCCGTTGCACCCGCCCCAGCGCCCGCCGCACGGCCCTCAGAGGCGCCTTTGCCGTTGATTGACCCTAACGCCAAGGAACACGCCATTGCCAGTGTTGAGCTGTGGCACCGCGCCGCGACGAAGGCAATCGGCTTGCTGGCGCATGATCCTGCCGCGTTGCGCGCATGGGCTGATGCGAATGTCGGCGCCTTTGGCGCGGTCAAAGAACGCTACCCTGACACCGTTTTGGACATTTGCGCGGCCATTACGGCGCGCTTGGACGAAAACACTGAAAAGGAAATGGCAGAATGAGCAGTCTTAACAAAGTGACGCTGATCGGGCGTCTCGGCAAAGACCCGGAAGTGCGGAACTTCCAGAGCGGCGGCAAGGTTGTGAATTTTAGCCTTGCCACGTCTGAAAAATGGAAGGACCGGGACGGCAATCCGAAAGAAAAGACGGAATGGCATAACATCGCCGTCACGAATGAAAAGCTTGCCGATATTGCGGAACGCTATCTTCGCAAAGGCTCGCTTGTGTATATTGAAGGCCAGATGCAAACGCGCAAGTGGCAGGATCAATCCGGCAATGACCGCTACAGCACGGAGGTGGCGTTGCCAGCGTATCGCGGCGCCATTGTGATGCTTGGTCCGAAGGATGCGGGCGGCGATGGTGGCGAAAGTGCCGCGCCACGCCCGGCGCCTGCTGATATTGACGATGAAATCCCGTTCTGAGGTAGAGCAACCAAAATGAAAATATCAATCATGGAAATCACGCCCGATCTTGCGGCGGAATTTCTTAAACAAAATACGGGCAACCGCGCCATTCGCAAGACAGCAGTTCAGCAATACGCCGATGATTTGTTGCGTGGAAACTGGAAGTTGACGCATCAGGGGGTGGCGTTTTCTTCAAGCGGCAGGCTCTTGGACAGACAACACCGTCTTTCTGCAATTGTTAAGGCTGGCATCTCGGCGCAGATGGTTGTTGCGCTTGACGTGCCGGCAGATGCTTATTTGGTGATGGATCGCGGTAAGCCTCGCCGAATTGCAGATGCGCTCGGGATAATGCAACGAGAAGCGGAGATTTGCGCTCAAAGTTTTTTGCCGATCTTGCTTACAAATACTCTAACGCGATGATGGAGGCTCGGAAGAAATGAACATAACCACGGAAAAAGCGGAACGGCTGGCGAAGACTTGCGACGTTGTAGAGGCTCCGCCTGACATTGCCACCGCCCTCCGCTCCCTCGCAGCCGAGCGTGATGCGTTGCGGGCTAAAGTCGAAAGGCCGGAATCTGGCGTATCTTACGAAACTTTTGTCTCAGCCATGCAGATTGTTACTATTGAGCGTGATGCGCTGAAGGCCGAGAACGAAAAGCTGCGGGCGGCGCTGCGTTTCTATGCTGGTGACGAGCCGTGGAAATGGACCAGTGAAGATTATGGCGAAGTAGCCCGCGTGGCGCTGGGAGAAAAGGAATGAGCGACAACGGATGGCCAGACCCCGCGCGCCTGGGGTGCCGCTGAACCCGGAGCGGGATGGGTGGCATTGGTGTGAACGGGACGGCGGATTAGAGCCGCGCTTCTGGTCTAGTGGTCAGCAATTATGGGCAGGCTCAAGAAATTCTTGGATTTCCCCCAAAATGCTTTTGGCTTTGTTTGGTTATGCTGGCCCATGCCTCACGCCCGCCGAAGTGGTCGCGCGCGTTGCCCAAGCCCGGCGCAATGCGCTGGAAGAAGCGGCGCTGGCGGCGGAAAACGAACCGGAACCGGAAGGCGACCCGCCGCCAGAATTACATGGCCGATCTGTGAAGAACATCGCAATAGCATCAGTGCGCGCGACCAAGCGCAGCATCGCCACCGCCATCCGCGCGCTGAAAGGTGAAGGCCATGACTGACCCCATCCGCGCCGCGCGTTACGGATAATTCCCCGCCGGCAATTCAAAGTGCGGCCCGTCAAGGAACGGCTTGCGCCCCACCGCGCGCCGTTCCGCCGCATAGGCATCCTGCGCTTGCTTTGCGCGGCTTTGGGGCCAGTCTTGCACCGTCCGCCCCCATGCGCCGCCCCATATTAACGGAACGCCTTCCTTGCGCGCCGCATCGGCTATGGCGTCGGCAAACGGAAAGTAGTATTTCCAGTCAAAGGTAGGCTGCCCATCCACAAGCGGCAGAAGGTCCACCGCGTGTCCGGTCAAGTGCCGGCTGTTCATCGTCTGCGAGGCACCTTTAGCGACAAGCTGGCGCTGGCGTTCCACCGTCCGCAAGCCTTCCTCCACCCGGAACAAGGCGCCGCCCTCAACCGCGCGCCGCACCACCCGCATCAAATCAAGATGCACCCCGGCCAAGCGCAATTCGCAGCGGGCGGAGATCACCGCGCCACCCCGCGCAGCTTCTCAAACGTCCGCAAGCCGCCGATGCCCAGCATGGCCAGGACCAATTCAAACAAGTGATCAAACTGAATGGCCGGCAACTCAGCCTTGATGCCCAACACCATCAGCGCCCAAGACGCGACCGGCGCGACCACGAAAGCCCAGGCCAGCCCGGCGGCACATACCCAGCCGATCGACGGCCGCCACCCGGCGACAAACACGCTGGAATGCGCGGCCTCAACCTTGTTCACTTCCACCTGCGCCAGCGCGGCTTGGTTGGCAGCAGTCACAAGCTGCGCCTCAAGCTGATTGCGCGCCTTTTCGGCCTCTGCCTTGTCAGGGATCAGCCGGTCAATAAGCGTGCCCAGCGCGGGCAGGAGCGCCGGAACAAGTGCCAGTAATGGTGCCATGGGGTTAATCCTTCACTTTCCAACTTTCGGAAACGGCCCGCCCTGGATCATAAAGCCTTCCAGCGTGGCCATGATCGGCTTTTCAGCCTCGGTCAATTCTTCCGGGCGCTTGGCCAACATGGCCCGCAACGCATTGCCTTGCTCGCGCATGGTTGGCGCCATCGGCCCGGCCTGCTGCATGACGGGGTAACGCTCGCCGCGCATGTCTGGCGTGCCCATCAGAATGCGCGCCAAGACTTTGCAATCCTCATTGGTCAGTGAACCGCGCTCTTTCAGCGCGGCGGCCATTGGGTCATTCATCGCCGGCACGCTTTTTCAGCCAATTGACGATGAATTGCATCATGACCGCGCTGCCAATGTGCCCGGCTATGGAAGCGCAGGCGGCAATCGCCAAGGGATGCGTCCAGCCTGCCATGATGGCAATGCCGCCGCCGATCAAACCGCAGGAAATGGCGCTTGGCGTTTCCAGCGCGATCAGCTTCCAATTCAAGCGCCGGCGCTCGTTTTTCAATTCCCGCCCAAGCGCTGCGATCCACCCTGACACGGCTGCTAAGACCACCCCCATAAAAAATTCTTCTTTGGTCATCGAAATGGCCAAAACGGCAGAAGCTTGATGGCAAGCACGGTTAAAGCGCTGGTCATGCCTGCCACCGCCACAAGAACGCGCCAGCTTCCAGATGCTTGGTCAAGCAAAGACCGGACGGCGCGCATATCTTCCGCCATTGCGGTCACTTGCTTTTGCAGGCTGATCACTTCCGCTTCAAGCCTGCCGAAATCGCGAGGATCAATCGGCGCCATGGTCAAAATTCCCACATAATGTTAGCGGCGCCAGCGTCAAAAGTATTGCTGCCCGTCACCGTTAAGCGCAGGCGATCCAACGCGCCTGAAAGGGTGACTTCGCCGGAAGAAATGGCGCCACGAACACCATCTGTGCCAACAATTCCGCCATTCGCCAGCCATATGTTTCCGCTGGTGTTATCCAACGTGATCTTGCCGGTGAAAAGTCGCGCTGCGGAATTGATATCGCTTGACAGAATGAATCCATTCGTCGCTAGCGAGGAGGTTGGTGCAGCGCTATCCCGGATTGACTGTGCCTGAGACACGTATCCGCTCGTCAAAAAAGACCCCGCGCCAATCTGGACCAAGAAGTTATCCGTCCCGCTCAGGCTAACACCGCGCAGCAACAGCGTAACGCGCCGCACCCCAGCCGGGATGCTTGTGAAGTCAATCGCCGTGCCGGAAGTCGTCGCCTGCTCCGTCCCGCGATTGATGCCGATATTCGCAGCGGACACCGGATTGGCCAACAGGATATTGCCCGCATAACCTGCCGCCGCGCGCGTGAAATCCACCAGCACCCAATTGCCAGATCCAAGGCTGATAGCCTCTGCCGTGTCACCCGCCGCCGTGGTGATGTCGGCTGCACCTGGCAAAATTAGGCTGATCGCGTTGTATGTCAGCGTCAGCGCCGCTGCAAAGCGCAGCTTGCGCGTAATGCCGCTTGCCGCCGTGCCAAAGCCTGTGATGGTCGTTGTGCCGGTAATCCGCACATTGGCGCCAACCGTGCTTAGGTCAGTCGTTGTTGCGCTGGCAAGGTCCACCCATGCTTGCACCAAGGCGTCATTGGTTGCCGGGTCAATCAACCGGAACCGCGTGCCGTCATGCACCACCGTCACCATGGCGCTTGCCGGCAGGTCGCCCGATGCCAGCGCCGTCGTGCCATCGCCTTTGTTCACCGCCACCGCGCCAAGGCTGTTGACGTTCAGCGTGACGGCGCCGGTATTGGCCGCCGCGCCGGTTTGAAACCGAAAAGCCTGGCCCGCCGCGTATGCCGCCAAGGGCGGGTTCAAGCTGATGGTCGCCGCATTGGCCGTGCCGCCGGCCGTGCCGCCCCATAGAAAAGCGCCGTTTTGCGTCTGCCCAAGCGCGGCATAATCCGTGCGGGCCGATCCGTCCGCAACGCCCGTGTGCCGAAAATTGCCCATCGGCATATTCGCGGTCGGGATAGTTTGGCCGTCCCGCGCGATTGACGCGGTAAGGGCCTGCGCCATGTCGTTAAGGTCCGAATTGACGGACGTTGCCAGGATAGTCGTGCCGGGGGTGTAGTCAGATTGGGGGCGCGTGTAAGTGCCGGAACCGTTACGGGGCATGGGCGGGTTTCTCCATGACAAAAAAGGCGCAACCGGGTATGGTGCGGGGATGGCGGATTTGGAAAAAGCGATTGCAGTTTTTGGCGCTGTTTTTTTGGGCGGCCTATTGCGGCTGCTGATTGGTCGATGGTGCGAGAAGCGCAGCCGCAAGACTGGGGCCGCCGATGGGAGCCAATTGCCGCCCAGCGCCAGACACCATTGCGGGGCGATTGCCCAGCAATCCAGCCTGCAAAAGCCGTTGAACCGGATTGAAATAAAGCGCTGATGCGCCAGCGCCAGCCGCAACGGCAGGCGCTCCCATGCCTAAAGCTGACGGGCCGCCAAGTAAGGCGGCTGCAATCAATGCCCTTTCAGTCGTTCCGCTATCGGGCAGCGTCCGAGGCATAACCGCCGATGCGGGGTCGCTCAAGTCCTGCATGAGCGCATCGCCGCGCGCATATTGTGATCGGCGCGGTCCGCCGCTGGTCATGGCCACCGCTTGATTGAATTGCAGGGGCGTAAAAACGCCTTCCCGCGCGCCGGTTGCCCCTGCCGCGCGCTCCATGCGGATATACTGCGCGTATGCCTGATCCGCCGCCCTAACCTCTGGCGCAATTTGTGGATTAGATCGGGAAAGCAGCCCCCGAAAGGCGCTTTGCGCTTCCGCTAAGGCTTCTCCAAGGTTTTGATCGCTTGGATTAGATGAACGCAAATACCGGCGCACTTGGAAGCCAAACTCTTCATCAATAGATTTCCAAGTATCGCCATCAATCACGCCACCTTTAATGCGCGGCGCAATCTTGTTGTTGATGATTGATACAAAATTATCTTGCGCGTCTTTTGTGGTCGCCGATTGAAAGGCTTGTGCGAAATCTTGGTAAAGCTGTTGATCCGGCCCAAAAGCCTGAATGCGCGGCAAGACAGCGTTATATGCCCCGCCAATCCGCTTATAGACATCATCAACCAATTCTCGCCCAACCGGCGCGGCGTCGTCTACCTTTTGCCCAAGCGGTTCCAAAACGCGATTGGCAACCGCGCGATTGAAAGACGCCACGCCTTCCGCCTGTTGCCCCCGAATTTGTGCGCCGACAATCGGGATAGACCCAAAGCCCTCTTCAATGCGTTGCCCGTATCCGCCCGCTATTTGGCCAGGCGTCAAGGAAACGCCAGCGTCAGAAAGCGCAACGGCTTCCGGTCGCGCGGAAGGCGCTTGCCTGCCTTGCAACAACCGTCCAAGGCCATAGCTGGCAGCGCCACCGGCTACACCAGCGCCAGCGCCTAGAAGCACGTTTCCCTTGACGCCTTCGCCGTAATCGCCTTCCGTCACGGGTTGCAAACCGCCCAGTGCGGCGCCTTGCAAAGACCCGCTTGCAACCGCCGGCAAAAGGCGCGTCGGGGCAGCCGCCATACCTACAGGCAAGGTAGAAACCACCTGCCCGCCGATACGCGCCCAATCTATGCCAGGATCAGGGCCGCGTGACGCCTGATAGGTCTTTTCACGTTCTGCAATGCGCGCGTTAGCCTCTGCCGCTGTTTCCATCGGGACGGTGGCGGCGGCTTGTTCCATGATCGGGCCAATGTTTGGATTTTGGCGCAGAAAATCCATAACCCTGTTTTGCCTGCCGTCATTGACATTGGCGGTAAGCTGTTCGGCGCCCCGGAAGATATCGCCTAGGCCCGTGGCGAAACGCTGACCAAAGGATGCCCGCGGCGCGGCGGGCGCTTGCGGTTGGGCGTTTTGCACCGGAATAAATCCCGCCCAAGGATCAGCGCTCTCTTCCGTTGCCGGGGCGGGCGAAACCACCGTAAAATTAGCCCATGGATCAACCGTGCCGCTCATTGCCGGGGAACCTCCAAAACGCGCCCATCAGGCGTGCGGAACCGCGTGCCAGGCGGCAAGCGTTGTGCATCGGCGGGGTTTTGGATTACCGGCATATCGCCGCTTGCACGCGGCGTTTGCCTCGGCGGCGGCGAGGCTTCACCCCTACCACCCGGCCCTGTTGTGCTTTGCAATTCCCCGCGAAGCTGACCGCCCGGCAATTCCGCCGCAAGTGAAGATATGATCTGCTGACGGGCGCGGGCTTTTTGCTCAATAACCTGCGGCCTATCAAACGGCGTCGGGAAGAACCTTTCTGCAACATCTAAGACTTCGCCCGGCGTCATTGCTGCGCCGGTTTCCTTGCGAAGCACGCCAGCCGCAAACAAGCGCGCGGCATTGAAATACATCTGGTCATTCGCGCTGGCGCCGTAATTCACCGGAACGGATGGCAAATTGCGATAGGCCAGCATCATGGCGTTACTCGGCACACTTACCCCGCGCAATACTTCATCGCCCATTTTCATTTGCGCGCCGAAGAAATTGCTTCGGGATTGCGCTTCGGTTAACCCTTGCGTCCGTGGATCAGCGGGGCCGCCTGGCATCGGTTCAATCAAGCCATCGGCGCGCCACTGGTAGCCCGCTGGCGCCGCGCGCATCCGTTCAAAGCCCGGAACGGCAGCAGGGGCGGTAGGCATAGCGTCTTGCCCCATGGCAGGGACCGCCGCGCCACTTTGCGGGGCTACGGCTCCCGATGGCCCGCCTGGCTGCGATATCGGCGCAGTCATGCCTTGCGGGGCAGAAGGCGTTTGCCCGCCGCCCGGTTGCGGTAGGTCGCCCATGTTGCGCGGCACCCGCACCGCAACTTGACGATTGCCTGTGGGGTCAGCCGGATCATTCACAAATTGGATTTGACCCTCTGAAAGCGCTTGGAACGCGCGCTGATACACTGCCTGTTCTTCGGGCGATGCTTCACCTGACCGAATGCGCGGCGCCAACCTCAAGACTGTGTTGTTATATTGCGCGTCCATGCTAGTGCCAGCGAAAGGCCCCTCGTTGTTGCTACGCGCAGCCGGAGGCGCGCTATAGCCTTGCACCGGACGGATGGTGTTGCGATTGCCGACTTGCACCATCACGCGCTGGCCGTTTGCATCCGTCATTTCAATCGGCTGGCCAAAAGTTTCACGCCCCGCCGCATTGGCCGCCCGCGCTGCCGCCGCTTCCTGCCGGCGCAACGCTGCGTCTTGCATGGTGATCTGCTGCTGAAACCGACGCTCGGCGCGGTCATCGTCAATGGACCGCCGCACGCTAGCCGCCGCAAGCCTCACGCGCTGGTTTGGCGATACCTCGGCATTCTGCAACACGTCAAGGTTGATTTCCTGCCCATTGGCAAGCCGCACCATGCGCGGCGCGGGCGGTTCCGGCATTTGCGCGAGCGGTTGCGCGGGCGCTGCCACCGACATGGCCGTGGCGCCGGCAGACGCGGGCTGCCCGGTCATTTCAGGGTTAGGGATAGGCGGCGGCAGGCTGCCAGGCGTGACCGGAGGTTCAGCGCCACCCGGCGCGGCAGGCGCAGGGCCTCGCCCATACAACGCCGCAATCTGCGCGTCCGCCGTTTCTTTATCTTCGCGCATCAAGCGGTCAATCCGCCGGTTTTCAAGGCCAGCCATAACCCCGCCGATCAGCGCCGTGCCCATCTGCGCTAGGCCCCCCGCATGGCCGCCCACGTTGCGGGGCTTTATGCTATCGGCAAGCAATTGATCGGACAGCCGCCCACGGCGCAGCGCCATGGCAAGCGCGGGATTGGATGCGTAGGATTCAGACATGGATTAATTCCTTGCCGCTGGCTGACCAGGCGCTGGCTGGCGCCCCATACCGCCATAGGTTGCGTATTGCGCCCCACCGCCAAGCGCCGCCGACCCCAAGCTATACATGCCGGAAAGCTGCGTGTTGTAGTTTTGGTTCCGCGCATTAAAGGCGTTATTTGCTGCCGCCTGCCGCATTGCCTCGGCCTGCATGTAATCGGTCGGCGCCACGCTGGTCTGCGGCGTGTTCACAAAGCTAGGCGCTTGCACTTGCTGGCCAGTCAGCAGCGCCGCCGCCTCGTTCAAGGGGCTGGCGCGCTCGGTCAGGATTTCGTTGATGGCTTGCCCGCGCCCTTGCAGCAACAATTGGTTGAAGGCGTCATTTTCGGCTTCGCCAATCCCGCGCATGGCAACGTCATAGGCTTGCGTGCCAGGCATCAAGCCTTGCTGGCGCAGGCGCGTGTCCATAGCGTTGCGCCGTTCCGCCAAGACCGGGTTAAGGCGCCGGCTGCCCAATTCCATCAACCGGCCCTCGACGGCTTCGTTGTTAAGGTTCAGGGGCGTTGCCAGCCTTTCCCGCACGGATTGAAGCTGTTGCACCCCAGCTTGCCCGTAAATGTCTTGCGCTTGGCGCGACAGGTCCAAGGCGCGCTGTTCTTCCGGCGCCAAAGATTGCACCGCTTCAAAGCGCGGCGTGCCGTCCGCCCATGTGCCGATCTGGTTGAATTGCAAACTGCCGTAAGGGTCGCGCTGGTTGATTGCGTTCAAGCCAAATTGCGTGATGGCCGTTTCGCGGTTTGCCTTTGCAGCCGCCGCCGTTGTCGCAGCCGGATCAGGCGCGGCAGGCGCGCTAGGTGCTTTCTTGCCCATTCTCAATTCCTTTTGGCAAATAGCCGTTCAAAATCGCGGCGCATGAAACCCATCACCGCGCCATGCACGCGCGGCGAAAACCAATCGCGCAAGGTGCCTTCCTGCTTGAACCCAACACCACGCAAAAAGCGCAGCGTGCGGGTCGCGTCATGCGGCACCATGGCCGTCACCCGGCGCAAGTCGCATTGCACCAAAGGGTAATGCAACAAGGCCCGGATCACCCCGCGCTGCGCCCATCTTGGTGTTTCAGCGGCAATGCTCATTTCGCAATTGCCCTCGGTAAAGCCGGAATACACCGCGCCCGCCACCAAAGCCGCGCCGTCATGTACGCCAATGGCGTAACCGTCCCCGGCAACGCCTGATGCGTGCGGAATGCGCGCAAATACCCATTCAGCAATAACGCGATCCTCACCAAACACAAGCTGCATCATAGCCCCAGGGCTTGCGCCGGCTCAAACACGATATCGAAGGCGGAAAGCTGCATGGTAAAGCCGCGCGTCTGTCCGGCCATCCGCACCGCGCCCACATAGCCGATCTTGCCAAGCGAAACCCATGGTCGCAGCGTTTGCGTGCCGCCCCATGACGAAACATCCCAAAGCGCATTATCCCAAAGCGCGGAAGTGTTGGTAAAGGACGGAACATTTTGCGCCGGCTGGTCGCCATAATCCACATCAAGCGCGATGCTGGCGTTAGGGTTATCGGTCGCCTGGATCAGCGGGCGCAGCAACGTGAAGCGCTTCAACCGGCTTGGCACCTTGAAATCAGAAAAGGCAGTTTTCAGCCCCCAGGCAATGTCGTTGCCATTGTCACTTGTGCCAAAATCGGCGCGATACACGATGCCCCCGGCTTGCCCGCCGAAATACAGATTGCCTTGCCACGTCGCCCAGCACGCCGCGTTGTGATTGGTATAGCGGCACCAAGCGCCGGAAAGCGTGTTCATCACGTATTGAATGGCTACGGTTGTGCTGATCGGCACGTTCACAATCACCCGATGACCCTCGGGAAACACCGTCAGGGACCAGCCAAAGTTGCTGCCGTATTGCTGCACGGCTTCCGTAAATAGGCGCGTGATCTTGTCAGTGACAGACGTGCGCGCCACCACGCTGCGATCAAGGCCAAGCGCTTGCGTCAGGCTCACAACGCCGTCCACATTCATCAGCGCGAAATCGCCGCCGGTCTGAATGAAGAACCGCCGCCCAATTGGCGCACCAAGCAAAAACACACCCTGCAATTGGAACGTGGTGGCGCTTGCCGGATCAGTGCCGCGATACAAGGCCAATTCGCCGCGCGTGGAAATGAAGCCTATGTAATCCTCAAGGCCTACGGCGGAACTGTCAAAGGTCGGCGCAATGATGCCTGCGATAGCGCCGCCGTGGCGCCATACGCCGCCCAGGTCAATCGCATTGGCCGCACCCGAAACGGCGTCAGTCGCCAGATACCAAGCCTTCGTTGTGCCTTGCTCGCCAAACCAAACCCGGCGTTTCCATGTGGTGACGCAAAACAGATTGGCAGCGGTGACGCCCGTGAGCGTTTGCGTAGCCCATGCGGTGCCGTTCCAAGTGCGAACTCCATCGGCGCCGTTCACCGCAATCAACCAAGTATTCGCGGCATTGGTGAAATTGACAAATTGAAAACGGTTATTGGTCAAGCCGGTAACTGCCGCCGCGCCAACCGCACCCGCGCTGGATGCGTCAAAGATGCTGTTATTCGCCACCGCGAACAGCTTTGGCGTCGGGCCGTTGTAATCCATCAGGGTCTCAACGGCGCCGGTCATGCCGGTCGCGTGCGATGCGTAGCCGCGCCGCACTTCCACCCAAGACCGCTCAGGGAAGATATTGTCTAAGATCAGCGCATCACTTACCGGCATGTTCGCCACGCTATCGCGCGCATTGAGCCCGCCAACAGGCGCCGGGAATTGCCGCGCCACACCGCGCGACACGCGGGGCACTTGCCGGCGCTGCCTCATGAACCAAACCCAGTATCAGGCACATTACCAGGCCCGATCAGCAGTGGCCAATTTCCGCCCGCCATGTTCAGCGTCGGGCTGGCGCCATCGGTCGCCTCGGCCTGTTCCACCTGCCGCAGCCAATCGTCACGAAAGGCGGCATATTCCATGCCCTTGCTTTGCAGCCAAAGCCATTTCACGCCCATCAGCATCAGGTCATCGGCAAAAACGCAAGTGTCAGCATCAGCCGTGAAGCGGTCCTTTGGGGTGCCATCCGCCGCGGTAGCCCAATGGGCGGACGTGTATTCAAAAGACAAAACCGATGGACTATCAAGCGAAGTCGGCGGGGGCCAGATGCGGAACGTGTTGACGCCGCGCCCGACAAACCGAAACCGCCTACGCGGGCCGGTCGCCACAATGCCCGAACGCATCCATTGATCTTCCTGCGGCGACATCGGGCCAATCAATTCCCATCGCCGCGAGCGATCCCACATCGTGCGATTTATCGGCGCCAGCAAGTCGGTTGGCGTCGCATAGGTATCCTGCCCAAAAGCCAGCGTGGCGCCCGCAAGCGTGGCCGTGGCGGGCTGCGTGAGCGTGACGGTATTCGCGTCCACCACCGCCGCAAGACGTGTTGCCTGGACCAGATAATCGCCCGTGACGGCCATCTGCCCGGCCAATAGTCCCGCCGTGCTGGCAAGGCTTGTCACCGTAGCCGATCCTAGCGTCATGTCGCCCGTCAGCGTGATCGGCGTAGTGACAGAAATTTCCCACTCGGCTTGCAGCGCAATCCATTCGCGCATTCGCAGCAACATCTCGCCGCACCGATTGGCAAGCGCGCCAATCTGCCGCGTCTGGTCATCGTTTGCGCCGGCCACCGTGGCGGGAATGGAGCCAAGCCCCATTTCCGCCGCCACGGCCTGGCCAAGCTGAAGCCAAGTGTAAGACATCGCTTAGGCGCCGTACTGCACCAGCCACTTTGTCGCGCTCACGCGAACAAAGGACGCCACGCGGGATTGCGCCACGCTGAAGGAAGCATTCGCCGCGCCTTCATTGATGCCGCCACCAGAAGGCGGAAACACCAGCGCCGCAGTCGCGGTGCTGACATAGACATTGATTGAAGTGCCAAGCGGTTGCGTCGAAGGCAGCACCACCGCTGTCTGGCCGGCAGCGGTCGTCACTTGGTTAATGGTGCCAGTAAGCGGCGCAGCGCCACTCTGCGTTGTGCCAACACCGGCAACGGCTGCCGGGATGCTTTCGCCTACCAAATTGGCAAGCGCGGAAGGCATCCCAAGGCCCATCATGTCAGAACTCAGACCAATCATTGTATCAATCCTCTTCCTGCGCCGCCCGGCGACGCTTGGGGTTAGCGGCCAATTCCGCCTTCAATTGCTCAAGGGCCGCCTTGAGCGTGGCAATTTCGTCTTTCTGCGTTTCAATCTGACGCTGCATTTCATGCGCGCCCTTCATGTTGGACGCGGCGGCAAGGAAATTCTTGGCGCGTTCCACATGATCACGCCCGCCCATCCCAAGGCGCTTGATACCTTCCTCGCCAAGCCCAGCCAGGTGTTCCACAACATGGATTTTCAGCGCGCGGAACTGGTCGCAAATCTGCGGGTCTTGGGGAAACATCACCGCAAGCGGCGTTCCATCAGGAATTTGCGCTTGCTGGTTTTCATACGCCTGCCATTGCTTCGGAAAGCGCATCTTGTCCAGATCGGTCACTTCGCGAACCATCTGGTCGCGCTCGCCCGGCTGAATGATCTTGATGTAGTCTTTCTTTTCGTAAATCGGACGCCCTTGCTCTGCCGATTTCCACGGCTGATGTTCAGAATGGGCGTAAAACTCAACGTAAAGGCGGGCATCGCTGCCCATTGAAACCGCGCCGTCAGAGTGGACCGTTCCACCCATAAACGCGAAATTTTCAGACATCTGCAAACCTCTCGAAAGTGGAAGGGGCCGGGCGATATGCCCGGCCCGTCCCGTTAGAGCGTCACGTCCACGAAAGGATAATTCAGGACGCAAGCGGTGGCGGCGGTTGAGGCGCCGTTCGCCGTGGTCAGGTAAAGGCCCTGCACTTGGAACGAGCCGGCAGTGCCGTCATCGTCCAGAACGCCAGCGGTCGCCGTGGTATTCAAGCGCACGTTGGCCGCCGCACTCGCCAGAACGCGGGCGGTTGCGGTGCCTTTCACTTGAACCCAGCCGTAACCGACAACCGTGCCAGACGTGCCAGGGATGGCCGAAACCGTCACCCCGACAATCTGACCACGCGCGTCATTCGACGTGCTGAGTTCAGTTGCCGCAAAGGCAGCGGTCATGAAAACGACATCGCCCACGTCCAAGGCGGTAGAAGCCGAATTGGAAACGCAAACGAACTCGCCGTTCAGTGCGGAATGGCTACGAGTGCCAACCGCAATCGGGGAAGCCGGAACTTCAGGCTTCGTGGTGTCAACCGTCCACACGTCGAGCGGGTTGACGCCTTCGATAGAGCTGATGGAAAAAGACATTCTGTTGTCCTCCGATTAAGCGCGCAACACGCCCTGAAGGCGCGCGTTGCTAAGGGTCATGTTGCCGGCCCAGCCGATCAGCTTCACCATGGCATCCTGATTGACGCTGAAACGGTCAGGATCAAGCGGGACCATGTTGCGGTCGCTGTGCGGGCGGTAATGGACGTAATTCGTATTGAGGAAATACATCCGATCAACAGGCGCACCACCAACCCCGCCGGGATCAGTGCTGAAGCCCTGGAAACCACCGTCCAGAACCACGTCGATGCTACGGCCCGCGCCGTAATATTTTAAGCCAGTGAAACCGGCACCGGCTTGCTGGTCATCCGTCACGCGCTGGATGGCCTGCAGGCTTTCCAGATACAGGCGGAAGTAGTTATTGTCCGCCACGATCAGGTCAGGCCCGTCATTGCCGCGCACGAGTTGCAGCGCCACGCGGTTCATGTAGCTTTGGATATTCGCGCTGGTCGCAGCCGCGCCGCCGTCAGAAACGGAAGAAAAGCTGATATTGCGCCAGAACTGCCAGGTGCCGCGATCAATACCGCCAATGGTGCCGGAACCCGGCGAGTTGGCAATAAGCGCTTGCAGGCCGGTAATCTGACCGGAAGCGGTCCCGTCCGAGTAAATATCGGCGGAAATGCTGTTCATGAAAGTGCGCTCGGCATTGCCGATGCGGCTTTCGAGCAGGTCAATCACCTGAGACTTGCCGCTGTTTTGCAGCATTTCAAGGCCAGAAATCGAAACCGCCACCGCCGCCTGGCGGATCGGAAATTCAGCCGCCGTCATCACGTCGGACGGCTGAATGTTCAACACTTCGTAACCGGAATACC